GAAATCAATGGTTTAGGTGGAACAATAGCACCTCTGCTACATTTAGAAGTAGATCTGCTGGTGCTGCAACTACTACATTTTCATTTCCAGCCATTTCCACAAGTACTTGGTATTACATTGCTGTTTCATTAAATGGAGGAGTAAATGAAATGTGGATTAATGGGACAAAATATACAGGAGATACCGATAATTACGATCCCGAAACTATAAGTTTTGATCGAATAGGCGAACGTGTTGGTACTTATGCGCAATTCATTCTTGATGAGCTATTTGTTAAGGTAGCGTCCTCATTAACTCAACAAAATGTTGATGACTTATATAATGGTGGACTGGGGCAATTTGCTACTGACGTTGTAACAGACCCAAATATTTATTATAGGTTGAATGGCTCAGGAACAGATATAACAGCTATTGATGATAGCGGTAATAGTAACACAGGAACATTAAATAATTTTACAGGAACTTATTGGATAGCACACTAATGGAAAATAAATACGGATATATAATTAACCAAGAATCCTTTACTAAAGGAGATGGTGATGTAATTTGGGATTTTGTTAAAACAAACGCAGATGGATCGGTGACTTCGTATGATGGTATTGAAACCATTAGAGATCTAAGCACAGACACCTCTGTCACAATTATTGGTAATGCGAATACATTCATTAATTGGAAGAATGAATTTAACCCTATAGAAACAGAAGATTAAAATGGCGAACATTACGGAAGAAGCAAACGGCTTAGAGGCATTAATGCGAGCCGCTGAGAATCAGGACAAGACAAAGGTTGTCAAGCCACAAGTATGCGATATAGATGACGCTGAATGTGAGGCGTGCGGTAGCTAATGAAAAACTAGCTTAAATGTGACAGATTAATCATGCATTAGTTATATATGTATGAAAGATTACAAATTAATTTTAAATGGAGTCAAGCGACTGCTAGGTCAAGAAGTTAACCTTGAGCAGATGCCGCTTGATAATGGTACAGTTATCGAAGCAGATGCTTTCGAAGCTGGTTCACCAGTTTTCATAGTTACCGAAGACGGTCAAGTTCCTTTGCCTGTTGGAGATTATACTTTGGAAGATGGTCGCGTTCTTGTAGTTGTGGAGGAAGGTGTTATTTCAGAAATGAAAGATGCTGAAGCTCCTGCTGCTGAAGCGGAAGTTGAAGTCGAAGCTGCTGAAGAAATTGCCCCAGAGGTAATTGCTGAAGAAGTTGTTGTTGCAATTGAAGAGGTTCAAACTCAAGTAGTGAGCCAAGTTGCAGATATTATCAACGAAGCTACACCAACGGAAGTAACAACGGAAGATTCAGCAACAATCGCAGAGGATGTGATTGCTGAAATTATTTCGGTGGTTGAGGCAAACGTGCCAACAGCAATGATGGCGCAATTAAAAGCAAATCTTAACTCAAAAAAGAAAAACAGAGTTAAGAAAAGCCAAATGGCCGCGATGCCAGCAGCCAAAGCAATTAAGCCTAATCCTGAAAGGGAATCTAAAAAGGCTGACAATTTCAAGTTTTCAAATAACAAAAAGGACACACTACGCGACAAAATGATGGCGAAGTTTTCCAATATAAATATTTCTTAAAATGGCTACTACACTTACTATAAATTCTACATACGCGGGCGAGTCGGCAGGCAAAATTATTGCTCCAGCGTTATTGATGTCACCTACTTTAGATAGAGGTGGCGTTGAGATTATGCCTAACGTAAAAAAATCGGCTACTATCCAAAAGATTGACACATCTGCTATTATCGCAGACGGTTCATGTGATTTTACAGCTACGGGTACTGTTGCTTTGACTGAAAGAACACTTTCTCCAAAGGAGCTTCAAGTAAACGTACAAATCTGCAAGACTTCTTTTGTTCAGACTTGGGAGGCTATTGAGCTTGGATACTCTGCTTTTAACGAAGTACCTGCATCTTTCAGAGATTTCTTTTTAGCTCGTATGGCTGAAGAGGTTGCATCTGCAAATGAGGTTTCTTTTTGGAATGGAGCAACAGGAACTAGCGGTCAGTACGATGGTATCATGACTCAAATAGCTGTTGATGCTGCTTTGCCACCTGCTCAAGAAGTTGCAGGAACGGTTGTTACCGCAGAAAATGTGGTTGGAGAGCTTGGAAAAATCGTAGACGCGCTGCCTCCTCGTCTTTATGGCCTACCTGATCTTCATATCTATGTATCACAAAATATCTACAAACTTTACAAAAGAGCTTTGGGAGGTTTTGGTGCTGCTGGATTAGGTGCTAATGGTTACAGAGGAGAAGGCAACAATCAACAATTGGGTGATGTTATGTTTGATGGCATTCCATTATTCGTTGCTGAAGGTCTTACTGCCGATCAAGCTATCTGTACTCAAAAATCTAACTTGTATTTTGCTACTGGTTTGATGAGCGATTACAACGAAGTTCAGTTGATTGACCTCTCTCCAATTGACGGATCACAAAATATCCGTTTTGTAATGCGTTTTACCGCTGCCGCTAACTATGGTTATGCTGAGGAGATTGTAACTTACGGAGTGACAAACGCTGCGAATTAATTAATACTTAATAATAACAAGAAGGGCGGATGAGCAGTTGTTCGTTCGCCCTTTTTTAATACATAAAAAATATGGCTTGTGATTTAACACTTGGAAGATTAGTTCCATGTAAAGACTCGGTAGGTGGCCTGAAGGCAATCTACTTTATAAACTATGAGGACAGCGGTTTGGAGGTTACTTATGACGTAACAGACACCGATGTGATTGATTCTCTTGGAACTGCTGTTGCCGCCTTTAGATACGATCTAAAAGGAGCTTCAACATATTCTGAAGCAATTACCTCATCTGCTGCTAACGGCACTACTGCATTTGATCAAACGCTTGCAGTTACTTTTACTAAGTTGACAAAGGAAGACCACAAAGAGATAAAACTTCTTTGCTATGGCAGACCTCACGTTATCGTGGAGACTAACAACGGTGATCTATTCTATGCTGGCAATCAACACGGAATGGATGTAACAGGAGGCACTATTGTTAGTGGCGCAGCGTTAAGTGAACTTGTTGGCTATACTTTGACATTAACTGGTTCTGAAAAAGTTCCAGCTAATTTCTGTGTTGCTGCTGGCTCAACTATTGCCGCTCAACTTACGGCACTTGGAGTAAATGTAACGGTTGGAGTTTAATATTCCTTAACTTATATAGATAAAAGCCTCAGTCGTTTGATTGGGGCTTTTTTATGACAAAAAAATATTTTCAAGTTATATAAGTATGGTAATTCTATCAAACACTTCTGATTCTCAAACATTCTCAATAATTCCTCGCTTTGAGCCTACGGGTGATGTGACGGTAACAATGTATTCAGAACAACAAAACAAGTTAACTCACACGCTGACAATAACGGGAGTGTATTCAAATGGATATTTATCTTTGTCAAGCGCGTTTAGCCCAGTTCTAGTTTTGAATCAAAATTACAGATTAGAGGTAAAAGACGGATTAGAGCTTTGTTGGAGAGGTAAGATCTTTGTGACAAATCAAACAGACTTGCCACAATTCACTATTAACGAAGGTGTATATACAGAGCCAACACAAACAGACAATTCATTCATCATTATATGAGCATAAAAATAGTTGAATTAGGTAAATACACTACGCCTAAAATATCCGAAACTAAAAAGGATAAATGGGTTAGTTATGGTGACGATAATAACTATTATCAAACACTACTAGATTCTAAGGAATCACCAACAAATAGCGCATTGATCAATAGCATATCGGATATGATCTATGGTAAAGGTTTGGGCGCGACAGATGCATCTCGGAAGCCTGATGAATGGGCTGCATTAGTTCAGATGTTTAGCGAAGACTTAATGAGAAAAATCGTTGATGACTATTACACATTAGGTGAGGCTTCTATTCAAGTTGTATATGATCAAAGCCATACAACTATTACAAGCGTTGAGCATATTCCAATTCAAAACTTGCGACCAGAGCGATGCAATGAAGAGGGTGATATTGAGGCTTACTACTATTCAGACGATTGGACAAAAGTTAAAAGAAACGAAACGCTTGAAAGAATACCATCATTTGGGATGAGCAAAGAAGGTTTAGAGGTGTTGGTTTTAAAGCCATACAAATCAGGCTTTCATTATTTCTCGCCAGTCGAATATCAAAGCGGTTTAGATTATGCTTTTGTAGAAATTGAGCTTGCAAAGTTTCACCTAAACAATATTTATAATAGGTTTAGCGCGAATATGATTATTAATTTTAATAATGGACAGCCCAATGATGAGCAGCAAAGAGCGATTGAAAATAAAATAAAAGACAAGTACACAGGTACAGAAGGTGAAAGCGTAATAGTATCATTCAATGATAACAAAGAAAGCGCGGCCGACATACAAACACCTCAACTTAACGATGCTCACAATCAGTATCAGTTTATTGCAGAAGAGGCAAGTAGAAAGTTAATGGTTTCTCACAGAGTTACATCTCCGCTATTATTTGGATTACCACAAAACGGTGGTTTAGGTTCAAACGCGGAAGAGATTAAGATGGCAGCAATGTTATTTGACAACACGGTGATCAAGCCAATGCAACGAGTGATTATTGAGGGCGTAAACAAGATCCTAAACTTTAATCAGATTTCTTTAAACCTTTATATGATTACCTCACAACCTTTAGACTTTACGGAGATGAAGAATGAAGATGTAGGTGTAGAAGCCATAGAGGAGCAAACAGGCATTGAAATGTCTAAACAAATATGCTGTTCAAATCAAGATGACGGGCTTGATCAAATGGTTGATAAACTTATTGATTTAGGCGAAGATGAAGATTTAGAAGATTGGGATTTAATAAGTTCAGAAGCTGTTGATTATTTAACAGATGACGAAAAAGAACAAGAGCAAAGCCTTTTATCTAAAGTATGGAATTTTGTCAGCACAGGAACGGCTAGACCAAACCAAAAAAGCGAACAAGACACAGGACTTTTTAAGGTACGCTATCAGTACGCGCCTGACAAGACAAGTGGAAATAGTAGAGATTTTTGCAAGAAAATGGTTTCTGCTAGTAAAATTTATCGAAAAGAAGATATTATCGCGATGGACAATAAAGTTGTCAATGCAGGTTGGGGGCCAAATGGAGCTGACACTTACAGCATTTGGTTTTACAAAGGTGGCGGTGACTGCCACCACTACTGGATGCGAAAAGTTTATATGAGAAAGAGAAATTCATCGGGTGTGTTTCTGCCAAACGAAGGACTTTCAAATGATAAACCAGTTAGCGTAAACGAAGCAAGAAAGGCAGGTGTTCCATTAAAAAAGAATGACGCAAAGGTTGCCAAGCTACCAACTGACATGGAGAATAACGGATTTTTAAAACCTAGAGGATAATGGCAAAAGCACTATTAATAACCTACGATGATTTACTTAGGTACTCTAATATGAGCGGCAATGTTGACAGCGATAAGGCAATTCAGTATGTTAGCATTTCTCAAGACATTCATGTCCAGCGATTGTTAGGTACTGATCTCCTTGAGAAAATTCAATCCGACATCATTGGCAGCACTTTGAGTGGTAACTACCTTTCATTAGTTACAAATTGGGTTAAGCCTGCTTTGATCCATTGGACATTGGTAGAATTACTTCCGATGATTTCAGTTACAATTGGTAACGGTGGGATTTATCGTCACGCGCCTGAAAACGCTAATACACTAAGCAGCGAAGAAGTTGATTCATTAGTTAGCCAAGAGCGTGACTTTGCGGTTTACTACTCAAATCGTTTAGTTGATTATTTATGTAATAACTCAACGCTATTTCCAGAATACAATTCAAATACCAACGAAGACGTTAATCCTTCAACTGATAATAACTTTTGTTCATGGGTGCTGTAAAGAGAAAATCAAAACCAAAAAAAGAGAATATAATTAAACTGCAAAAGTTTATAGAAAAAAAGATAGAGAAAAATGGAGATAATTGAAAAGATAACTGATCTGATAGCTACGCATGGACTATTTACGGTTTTGTCAGCAGTTTTGGTAGGCGTTTTGATTTGGAAAGGAAAAGAAATTGGAGCTTATCTAGTAACGATGCTGCAAGCTAGTGCGCTGGTTAAAAAGAACGAAGAAACCATTGCTTTGCTTCGGGCTGAAATTCAGGAATTGCGTGAAAAATTAGAAACATACAACGCTTTGCTCACAGAACAAACCGCAACTATTGCAAGACTTGAGGAAAGAATAGTCCAAACCGCCAAAACTAGGGTTTCTAAAAAAAGACCAACAAATGAAAATTAGCAATCACTTATCACTATTAGAGGTTAGCAAATCAAACACGGCAAGTAGAAAGGGTATTGATAACACGCCACATGGTGAGCATTTAAATAATCTGATATCTACCGCTCAAAACATATTCGAGCGAATTAGAGAGCATTTTGGTGCGCCTATCTTTGTCAGTAGTGGTTACAGGTCAGAGGAATTAAACAAGGCAATAGGAGGAGCGCATAAGATTATCAAAGGAGAATATGTAGCAACCTCACAGCATTGCAAAGGGCAAGCATTAGATTTAGATAATGACGCGGTTGAATATCCGACAAATAAGCAAATATTCGACTACATTAAAGATAATCTTAACTTTGATCAACTCATCTGGGAATTTGGAACGGAAGAGAACCCATCGTGGGTTCATGTTTCTTACAAAGATGAGGTCAATAATAGAGGACAAGTTTTAAAGGCGGTTAAGCAAGGTGGAAAAACTGTTTACCTTTTGTGCTAATGGCTGTGTAAGTGTTTTTTACCTTTGATAATTGTTTTTCACTTAACTTTGACACTAAACAAAAAAACATGGGAAGGAAAAAATCTTACAGACCAAGATTATCCGAAGCAGAATATAGATTAATTGAAAACATAAGAAGCAACCCTAACTCAGAGGACTTCTTAACCATATGCCAAGAAAAAGGCATCAACCCACAAGACGTTGCGCAGTATTGGGATAAAGACAAACGCTATTCAATACAAGTAAAAGGATCAGATAAAGACTGGAATGGTCTAATAGACAATGCCTTTGATAGATTAAAGGAATATAGCCCTTCATTCAAAACATTTAAACGTACTAAATCAAAAGATCCGCATTGCCTCGTTCTTGATCCAGCGGATATTCACATCGGTAAACTTGCTTCATTCGTTGAAACGGGCGGCAAGTACGATATCGAAACAGCATTGGCCAGAGTAGATGAAGGCGTTCAGGGCGTTTTAGACAAGTCCTACGGCTTTAATTTAGATAAGGTTATCCTTATTATTGGTAACGATGTATTGCATATAGATAATCCTCACGGAACTACAACAAGCGGAACAAGGCAAGACACTTCAGCAATGTGGCACGAAATGTATTTAGCTGCCGAGCAGATGTATGTTGCTATCATTGAAAAGCTAATACCTATTTGCGATGTTGAAGTCGTTTACAATCCATCAAACCATGATTACGCCAGCGGTTTTATGTTAGCCCAAACGATACGCGCGTATTTTAGAAAGTCTAATAACGTTTCCTTTAACGTTGACATATCACATCGTAAAGTCACGCAGTACGGAAAAAGTATGATTGGCACAAGTCATGGTGATGGTGCTAAGATGGCTGATATGCCTTTATTAATGGCAACCGAAAATCCGCTGATGTGGAATGAATGTAAATATCGCTATATCTATCTTCACCATATCCATCACAAGCAGTCAACGAAGTTCATGAACGGTAAAGATTACATTGGTGTGACGGTTGAATACTTACGCAGCCCTTCTGAGGCTGATAGCTGGCACGATAGAAATGGCTACAAAGGTTCAAAGGTTGCTATTGAAGGTTTCATTCATTCTTTTGAGTCTGGACAAGTGGCAAGGATAACTCATCTATTTTAATATGACCGCATCACAACACTACATCGTTCACACAATTACAATTGTCGCAATAGTGATTTTATCTTCAATCATTTTAAGCCCTTCTAAGGCCGTTAAAAATGATGAGGGTATTATAACACTACTTGAGCATCAAAAGTCAACCTTAATAAAGGAAAACGACTATATAAAGGTTGTGTCACATCGCAGGCTTATGCGCATTGATTCAATGAAGAAATCAATAGCTGTTATTAAACCAGAAAACAAACAACTAAATAATAAAGTAGATGAGATTGAACATAATGATGTTACTGATAGCGTTATTGCTATCCTTACAAACCGCCTCCTCGCAAGAGATACCAATTAAACTGCAACGCGAAGTCATTAAAATGAACAATGATTTAAACGCCTTTCACAAGGAAAATAAATCATTAAAGGTGTTAATGTCAGAGTATGAAAATCAGATTTTAGACTGCAATAAAACGATTAAAAACTACATTATTATTTCAAAAGGCGATAGCTTAATAATTGAAAGTCAAAGATCGACTAATGATCAGCTAATGATCAACCTAGATTCCGAGAAAAAAAAGACTAAATTTTGGAGAACCATAACATTAGGTGCTGTGGTCACTATTCCAGTAGCTTTTGTAGTTGGTTCATTAATGGCTATTCGTTATCAGTTGTAAGTCTTACCAATTATGCGCAATTAAAACAATTGATTTTGTACGCATTCATGAACGAAGTCACCATCATCGTTGAGTTTATCTAACTGATCGTCAGTCATTGGCTCGCCATTATAATCAGCACTTGCTATAAACGCATCGCAAAAGTCTGGATAGTCTTTTGTATCTATCCCATCTACTTCTACGTTTTCAATTTTCGTATAATCCATTTTCATGTTAATTTATAATTTAACAAACCAGTGAAACATTTTGCATACAGCCTCACCATTATCTAGTTCAACTTCCATCCTATTAAAGCCATCATCATCTTCATGAAAATCATAAACAGTTCCTAGCTGATAGTTATCAAGGTACGTTACCCGATCACCTATCTTAAATGTCCTTTGGCTAATAGTGTTGCGTTTTGTTTTGACTTCTCTCATGTTTAAACTAATTCTAAAAGTTCAGACTTTAATTCTTCAACTGTTTCAACGTTAAGCTCGTTTAAAAGTTTTTCGCCACATATGTAAACTAACATATTAACAACCTTTTCGCTATTGTCATAAACACTACTTGCTTCACCAAAATTGTCTATTTCATACTGTTGGCAAATACTTACCGCTTCAAAAGGATCTATATCATGCTTTTGAAGCCACATATTACATTGGTAGTAGCCTATAATATAGTAATCCTCGTTAAACGCTTGAAAGTGCCAATCTTCTCGGTTATTATTTGTTAGCACACCTTCATTAGCAAGGTCTAAAAGGTAGCTTGTTAGCTCTATTTTTATTGAGTTTTTCATGTCTATTTGTTTTAGTTTCAGCGAAGATAGAAATTAATTGAATACAAAAGAAAATTAATTAAAAAGTAAAATAAATTTGCGCTTTCAATAGATTTTTTTATCTTTGAAAAACTAAAAAGAAATACAATGAATCACACAACACAACAAGCGTTTATGATTATCGGGTTTAAAAGCTCAACATGGTTAGCTAAAAAGCTAGGCATTAATCCAGCAACATTGAAAGCTAAAATATCTGGAAATTCAGAGTTTAAACTCAGCGAATCAGAAGCTATTAAAGAAATCTACTTTGAAACATTTAATTTTAAATAAAAAAAGCCTCCCATTTCTGAGAGGCCTAAAACAAACAACATGAAACAATTAGTAAGAAAAGCAATTGAACTATTGAAAAGCAAAAATACAATTTTATGCGAATCAATAATCACGGAAGCGAGAAAAGATGAAATTAATTTTAAAACGGATGGCATTTATAAGCCTCTCAATTTTAAATTTAAAAATAGAGATGTTGATATTATAGACCAAGACGTTACAATTAGGGTGTTGGCATATGATTTAAGTTATGCCGTAATTATTGACTGCAACATTTACATCCATAAATACTTACCGCTAATCAATAGCGATGATAAAAACGTTGATGTTCACGTTGACTTTTCATCAAATCAAATTTCTTTAATAGACTCGAACGCAAACGAATACTTTGTTAAAGTTTCATCTAAAATGCGTAAATTGCTAGAGAAAGCAATCCTAAAAACAATAAAAATTAAGTAAGATGCAGCCATACGAACGAAGCAAACTAACGAAAGAAATATTCCTACTGGACATTGAATTGCAAAGTCAAGAGAAGCTCTATAAAACATTTACTAATCTTAGCAAATTAGCATACGATTGTGGTCAAATAGAACAACTAGACAGTTACACAGATCAAGCTAATGAATATTTGTATGAAGCTGAGAAATTAAAGCTAACAATTCTTAAAAAAATAAATCAATTAATAGATAAAGTATGAGTTCAATTAATACACTTTACATCAAGAAAGATACTCTTGAAACAATCCTAAAGACGTTAAACGTTACGGATAACAAAGGCATCGAAATAACTGTAAGTCTAAACGATGAGCCTAATCAGTGGCAGCAAAATGTGTCCGCGTGGGTAAGTCAAAACAAAGAGCAGCGAGAAGATAAAAAGCCGCGCTTCTTTGTTGGAAACGGCAACACCGTATGGACTGACGGCAAGATAACCTTATGCAAGAAGAACTTTGATGATGCGCCTAAAGTAGCCCAATCAGAAAACAGCAACGATTCACTTCCATTTTAATCTAAAAAACAAACAATATGAACAAGAAAGATTTTTTAAGAAGCACGTTTGAGAAATACAATCTAAGCAAAGATGAAGACATTTTTGCTTTGCATGGAACTGCTATCATCACCAAGACAGGCATTCAAAAGATTGCATCTGCTGAGAAATTCAAATACAGCTTTGATGTTATCAATTGCGATCCAGATTATTGCGCGGTAAAATGCACTGTGTCTAGTTTTGACGATGAAGTTCTATCTATTTCATTTGGATCTGCGGAAAAGTCAAACGTAAAGAACGCTCAGAAGTATTACCTAGAAATGGCTGAGAAGCGCGCGAAGGCCAGAGCAATACTAATCGCTATTGATGCACATGGGTATCTATATTCGGAGGATGAATCTGATGATTTTAAAAAGTAATAAGATGCAGGATTTCGAACAATTTTGGCAGCAGGTGGAGCAAAGTTCTCCATCTGCTATGACGCAAGAGCAGCAATGGGCGATAGCCGACTTGTTAAATGATATGAGGCTTGACGATGATACTTTAAGAGGTATTAGAATAATGATTGCTCAATCACCTAGCGAAGAAGAAGCGCACCATTTAATCTGTTGGCTGTACGAAACGATGCCTAACCAAGTAACGCATGGCTCACACCTTCCTAGCCAGTTTCAAACATCTAAGCACGTTAAAAACATCTGCGGATTATGAAAGTAGATCCAAATAAAGATGAAACTATTCAGCAAAAAGTTTATAAAAGACTTAATGGAAATCCAAAGTCTATTATTGATATTCAAGACGGAACAGATTTAACCTTAAAACAAGTCAGCACAGCAATTAGTTCAATGATGGACAGGGGTTGGGTAAAAGTTAATGGCGAGATTAAGTATGGAACTCAGCGAGCTGTTAGTCTTTATGTTAAAGCAATGCCAAGTCAATACAAGGAATTGTCAGTTTATCGCCATAGAGGATTTGCAAAACAGGTGTATATACCACACGTTGAAAAACCTTTTAGTACAAATGAATTGCACTATGGAAAAGATGGCAAAAAATGGTTGTGGGTTGATATAGAACAAGAAGCTAAACAGGCAGGTTACATTTACGGACACGAAAAAAATAAATTACACTTATGAATAAAGAAGATAAATCATATATCGAATGGGTGATTTTAATAGCACTATTTAGAGCAACGGTTCAACAGATGTCAATGCTAATTGGTCGCACGAAATACGAGGCTAAGATGATATTTAACCGATGGCAGAAGGAAGGTGATAGGATGGTGAAACTTGTTGAAAAACATAGCGATCCTCAAAAACTAGAGGCCGTTACCGAGATCATAGAGAACGCTGTTCACGAAATCAGAAAAGCAAACGAAGTATGAAGCCAGAACAACAGCTTCAGAACGCTGTTTGCGACTATCTAAGACTACAATATGCATCGACTATGTTTATGGTGTCACCATCGGGAATCAAATTGACGATGGGGCAAGCTAAGAACCTTAAAAGAAATCAGAATCCATCAAGAGGCTGGCCTGATCTAATAATATTTCAGACTAAGATAGATCACGAAGCAACTAATTTAATAGAATATGGTGCATTGATGCTTGAATTAAAACCTGATGGATATGTATTGTTTAAAAAAGATGGTGAGCTTCGCAAGAATGAACACACCGAGAATCAAAACGAAGTTCATAAACGACTAAGAGATGCTGGTTACTATGCGACATTCGCTACTGGATTCGATGAAGCAAAAGAAATAATTGACTGGTATCTAAAATAAATTTATCTTTGCTTTTTAAATTACGACCAAATGACAAGAATATACATTTTAAACCTCTGTACTCGAAACGCCTCTTGGTCGTGGCTATCGGTACAGGGGTTTTTTTATAACTAATTTTTAATGGCAAAAGACAAGAAATCATTTATTCTTTACGCCGATCAAAAGACAACGATTGATTTACTGACTGACGATCAAGCTGGTAAATTACTTAAACATATTTATAGGTATGTCAATGACGAAAACCCGTCAATAGATGATCAAATAATCAACCTTGTATTTGAACCTATAAAGCAACAGCTTAAAAGAGATTTGAAAAAGTTTGAAAAAACTAAGGAAAACAGGTCTGAAGCTGGTAAAAGAGGAGCTGATGCCAGATGGCAAAACATAGCAAATGATGGCAAACGCATAAACGCTATGGCAAAAATGGCTGTAAATGATAATGAGAATGTAAATGATAATGAGAATGTTATTAATAATACAGTCGCCTTTTCTTTTAAAAAGTCTTTATGTGCTTTAGAGGTAGATAATAAGATTGCAACTGAATACATGAAGGTCAGGAAAACAAAGAAGGCTGTAAATACCGAAACAGCTTTTAACTCACTTAAAAACCAAATAGAAAAAACTACCTTATCAGCAAATGAAGTAATAACTAAATGCGTTGAAATGTCTTGGAGTGGTTTTAATGCTGAATGGTTAAAGGATAAAACAACAGAACATAAAAAAATTAAAGCACCAAATTATGGTTACTAAAAAACTAACAACAGCACCACTAGAACGAAAGTCAGCTATTGAAAAGAGAAGGCTATCAAACAGGAGAAGAGGTTTAGACTTTGCTTGGCCTAACCTAAATGAACTTGCTTCACTAAAAAAAGGTTATCCAATTGTTATAGCTGGAGAAGGAGGAGTTGGAAAGACTGAATTAATTTTAGACATCATGATAAATGCCTCGCTTATGCATAAATGGGTTTGGATAGTGATGTCACCAGAGATGGGCGATAGAGATGAGATCATTGAGCAACTTATAGAAAAGGTAAGTAAAGGCCAGATTGTTGACATTTTATCTCCTTCTGAAGAAGCCGACCCAAACCACTTACCAATGTCAAACGATACATTTAACAACTGCATAAACTGGATCAATAAGTATTTTAGGATACTTGATCCGATGGAGAATTGGACGGAGAACTTTGAGAACTTAAACCTTAATTTAAAGAACTTTTTTGAGCAAGTAGGCGAAGAAGAGAATCGACTAGGCAAGAAGTTTGATGGTGTGTGTATTGATCCGTTTAATGAACTAGATATCGATTGGTCAAATATTATGAATGCAGTTAAAGAAGAGCTTAACGTGCTAATCGCATGGACAAAGAAGAAATCCTACTGCACGATACTAACGAACCACGTTAAGGATAAGCGTGAAATAACGTCTAAGGATAATGACAATGAACTATTCTTTTGGACTCCACCAACAAAGAAAGAGGAGCTTGCTTATGGCCAGCAGTTCGATCGTAAAGGCTATCAAATAATTTTAGTTTACAATCCTCATAAAACGCATCAAACGATGGGCGCGCAATCAGGAGATATTGAAATGAAACACAGCGTAGAAAATTATAATAACGTGCGAGAGGTGATTGTTCAGAAGTCTAAGCCAAAAGGAAGTGGCAAGACGGGTAAGTGTAGAATGTTTTTTGATAGAAATCTGAATAGATATTATTCACTAGACTTGTTAAACGAAACTAAAAAAGGAATACTATGGCCGAAAGTTTAGATATAATGGATGAGGCTACTAACGCACTCACAATGATAACGATCATGCGTAATGAAACGCTAACGAAAAAGCCAGACCATGAGTTTGTTGAGTACTTCAATAAAGTTGAGGTTGTAATTCGTCAGATGCGCGAAAGGAATCTTAAGATGTTAGGCGAGATAAGATCGCTAGAACATTCGATTAGCAAACTAGGAACTGTTGAAGATGATTTTGAAGAGCATTTAGAATCATTGGACACTAAACCTAACGAACCATTTAACGAGGCTGAATATATGACCAAGCCTTTAATAAGTAAACAGTTTAACGAAACACCTTTTTAATATGAAATATGAAATATTATTTACAGTTGCAGAAGCGCGAGGATTCTTTGTTGGTGGTATGATTACAGCGTTAATGATAGTAGTGTTGATGTACTATTTCATACCTTTTTTATTTCAAAAATTAGCAGACAGTCAGAATGATTAAATAATTATATAGCTTTGTATTTGTGAACATACTGGAACTCGCGACTACAAAACACAAAGAATGGATAGCAATGGCTAAGTCTTTAGGTTGCGGTAACTTCAGCGAAGATATAGTTCAAGAAATGTATTTAAGACTGCACAAATACATTGACAGCGTTGAAAAAGTTATGTACGGTGATGAAATTAATAAGAGCTTTGTTTACATAACGCTCCGTAATTTAGTTTACGACTTTAACCGCGCCCAAAAGAAATCTCAAGAGTTAATTGATACGAATATTGATTACGAAACTCTAGAAATAGCCGATGAACCATTTGATGAAACAATAGATGAACTAAACTCTATTGTGTTAGAAGAGATGAAAGATTGGTATTGGTATGATCGCACGCTTTTTGAATACGTTTACAAACATGGTATTGGGCAAAGGGAGATGGCCAGAGATAGCACTATAAGCCTTTCATCAATACATAACACTATAAAAAATGCTAAAGAAAGAATCAAAGCCGCTGCCGAAGAAAAGAGGCCGCAAGCCTAAACCAAAAGGACTTGGTGATGTAGTTGAAAACATTACGGAAGCCACAGGAATAAAAAAAGCTGTTGAATTATTTAGCAAACTCACAGGTATAGATTGCGGTTGTGATGCACGCAAAGAGAAACTCAACGTCTTATTCTCAATGAACGGCCGCCATAAGCCAGTAGAATGTATGTCGAAAGAACATCATGATCTTTGGACAAGCGTAAAAGACATCAAGAAGTATGAAAAAAACGAGTATATCACAAAGACATACCCAGCAATCGCCAAGATTCATTCAGAGATATACGGACATAAATATCACGAGCCGTGTACTTGCTCACCCAAGCAATGGGATAACTGGCGCGCTGACATTGAACTAACTTATTCAACATACGAAGAACAATGACACCAGAACAACTGACAAAGCACCTACTAGACAGAGCAATTAAGACACAAGTTTACTTAGTAGCCAACAAGCCTAAATATTCTAAGACTGCTTTTGCTAAAAACTATTCTCGCACCGATCGATGGATAAGAGAGATTGACCCTAAGTTTTATAAGGAAGTAATAAAAGCAGCACAATGAATTGGGAACTATTAGTAGGAATAATAAATGGCTTTCTGTTTGGATATAGAAGCTATCATCAAGAAGAATTTACTGAACACGTTTTATATATTGGTGTTTTTGATATAGTGCTGGTAGTTTATAACGATTAAAAAATAAAGCCATGAACCAAAAAGAACTAGAGAAAGAGAATAAGGAATTGAAAAAACAAGTTAGAGATCTTTACAAGCTAAATCATATAAACGTCTTAAGGATGTTGAAAATGTCATTTATGATTGATAGAATAAAAGAACCTTCAGATATTAAATAGAAATGGTAGTTATAGTATTTTATAACGATTAAAAAATGGAGGTTTCTAAAAGTAGACTAAATAGATGTTCCGTATATGGGGATAAGTTTGAGTCGCTATTTATGAAAAAGGTTATTGCAAGAGGTCTGAAATTTAGAGATGGAACAAATGAAGATGATTGGTATAAACATATTGATTGTTACGTTAATGGTTTTGGTGTTGACGTAAAAGGAAACCGTCATTTAGAAACTATATGGCTGGAATATTCTAACGTGAACGGAAATAAGGGTTGGTTAAGAGGAGATGCAAAGTACATTGCTATGCACATATCTGAACTTGATTCTTTCTCTATTTATGATAGAGCAGATTTATTGAAATTTGTAGAATCAAACGTTAAAGAAAAAACAACAGATAAGAAAGAGTATTTAAAATTCTACACAAGAGAAAAGTGGGGTAAAAAGGATTTAATAACTAAAGTAAGATATTCAGATATAAAGCATTTAGAACTTAAAAAAATATAATATGAAAGTTAAGATTAACACTTTAAAGGCAAATCCTAAAAATCCTAGAATTATAAAGGATGACAAGTTTAAGAAGCTGGTCAAATCAATAAATGAATTTCCTCAGATGCTGGAATTGCGACCTATTGTTGTCAATAATGATATGGTAGTTCTTGGTGGTAATATGCGTTTAAAGGCTTGCAAAGAAGCTGGATTAAAAGAAGTTCCTATTATAATTGCTGAACAATTAACGAAAGAGCAACAGAAGGAGTTTATAGTAAAAGACAATGTAGGCTTTGGAGAATGGGATTGGGATATTTTAGCAAACGAGTGGGATTCTTTTCAGCTTGAGGAGTGGGGATTGGATGTTTGGCAACAGCCAGCAGACGTAGACTATTCAATTCTTGACGAGGATGACGTTTCTGAGCAGCTTTCCGATATGACCAATGGGGTTAAGAAAGCCATTCAAATAGAATTTGAAGCAGAGCACTATGAGGAAGCGTATGAGCTGGTCAAGTTTTGGCGCGAACGTGAAGCGTATGTTGGAGGTATGATAATGGAATATTTAAAGGATCAAAAAAATAAGTTATGATTTGCTTTATACCCACAAAAGGAAGGTTAAACACAAAAACGTACAAACTTTTTCAAGACGTTGGTATAAAAGTTTTTCATTTTATTGAGCCTCAAGAGTTTGATGATTACAATGTGCCTAATAAAGTTTCTATATTAGATAATGACAAAGGCATTGGATACGTTCGTAATTTTATGTTAAACTATGCTAGGCAGAATAGTTTTGAATGGGTTATAATATGCGATGATGATGTAACTTCTTTTGGTATTTACAATGGTAAAACGGTAAAAAAAGACGCATCTATATGGTTTAATATATTAGAAAAAGCAAAAAAATTACCTTTTGAACTGGTTGGTATAAATTATACTCAACACGCTTGGCACGAGAAAACAAGTTACTCTATAAATAGAAAGTTTGCGGAAGTCTGCGTCTTAATGAACGTAAGTAAAATAAAATGGGATTACCGACCAGAGTTTAATTTAAAAGAGGATAGAGATTTTGCATTGCAAACTATAAAAAAAGGTAATGGAGTTTTAAGGTTTAATCACTTTTGGTTTGCTTGCCCTGATGTTGGTTCAAACGCTGGAGGTCTTCAGTCTGAGTACAAAGCAAAAAAGGATGAGGAAACTGCTAAAAAAATGTGCTATGAGTGGCATCCATTTGTAACCTTAAAAAACAAAGGAGATAGAGTTGACATGAAAACAAAGATAAAAGAACTAGCTATGCATTATAACAAAACAGTAAAATGAAAAGAGTTGATTTAATAAAAGTAGAGCATAGCAGAAAGATAGGAGAGGCTTGCGAATATATAGAACCTAATGTAACTGAAGACTGTATATTTTATGCAGATAGAGAGGCAATAGGGTTTTACCTTACTAAAATGCCTGAAAAGATGTGCAAGTTAGCAGACTTAGCAGACGCAGAATTTAATTCAAAAAGAGTGCCGAAATCAATAATGAACAGGGCGTCTGCTATTAATCAACAATCTGCAAGACCAGATATAATTGAAAAATATAAAAACAAAAAAGGCGGTGAAGTATCTCAGATGTCGGTTATACTTGGATCTATACCTCCAAAGCCTATGGTAAGAAGACCTTACGCCTCAAGGTCAAGCGTTCATTCTGTAAAATCAGCTGAGATTTTTGTTAAAGCAATGTTGCTGTTAGCTAAAGAGAGCGAAGAACTTATTAGACAAATATTGCCAGAACAACACAAACTTCAAACAGAATTGTTTACGGAAATAAACGACAAATGGAAATTTTCTAATTTGTTTACAGGTTCAATTTCAAATTTTAATATTTCAGCTCCATTTCACAGAGATAGTGGCAATATAGTGGGAGCAGTAAACGTAATCATTTGCAAGAAACATAATTCTAAAGGCGGAGATTTGCACATACCAGACTATGATGCCACGATAGGACAAAAGGATAACTCTATATTAGTTTACCCAGCTTGGAGAAACGTTCACGGAGTAACGCCAATAATACCAACTCACGAAGGAGGTTATAGAAATAGTCTAATATTTTATCCATTAAAAGCATTCAAAGGAATTTAATATGAACAAACAAAATTCAACACTAAAAAAGGCGATGATAGTTGCGCTTGAAAAATCATTAGGCATCGTTACAACGGCTTGCAAGACGGTTGGTATAGATAGGGGTTCACATTACAATTGGATGAAGGAGGATGAAGAATATCGCGCCTCAGTTGAAAGTATTGCAGACCTTGCTATTGACTTTGCCGAAAGTAGTTTGCACAAACAAATTCAAGACGGTAATCCAACGTCAACTATTTTTTATTTAAAGACCAAAGGAAAGAGAAGAGGTTACATTGAACGTCAAGAAATAGCACACGAAGGAATTAAAACCTTTGAGATTATAGAAGATGACGGGAAAGATAGAAACGAATAGAGTCTACCATCATCTCAAGTATTCAGAGAAGAAGATAATTGTTGAGCAAGGCGGTACAAGGTCTGGTAAAACATACAACATTCTGCTTTGGATTATCTTTTACTATTGCAACAAAAACACAGGTAAAACAGTTACAATTGCTAGAAAGACTTTTCCTGCATTGCGTTCATCTGTAATGCGTGACTTCTTTGACATACTGAGGAAGCACGAAATATACAACGAAGACTACCACAACAAAAGCAATAGCGAATATATTCTTAACGGCAACCTAATTGAGTTTATTAGCTTAGATCAACCGCAAAAAGTCAGAGGCCGAAAAAGAGATTTAGCATTTCTTAACGAAGCCAATGAATTTTATTGGGAAGATTGGCAACAAATTGTATTCAGAACCACAGGCCGTATAATACTTGATTACAATCCTTCTGATAGCTTTCATTGGATTTATGATAAAGTAGTGCCAAGAGATGATTGCGACTTCTTACAAACCACTTATAAGGATAATAAGTTTCTTGATAAAAGTATCAAGATGGAGATTGAGCGACTTCAATTTACTGATAATGATTACTGGCGTATATATGGACTTGGTGAGCGTGGTTCATCAAGAGCCACTATATTTCAATTCTCAGTAGTTGATGAAGTACCTGCTGATGTTAAGATACTATCGTATGGTTTAGACTTTGGATTTACCAACGATCCTACTTCTATGGTTGCCGTTTATAAAGATGGAGAAAACCTTTATTTAGATGAGTTACTTTATCACACCAATTTAACCAACCCTGACATATCAGATAAGTTTGCGGAGCTTCAGCTAACTAGACAAGACGAAATATTTGCAGACAGCGCAGAGCCTAAATCAATCGAAGAACTATATCGTATGAGGTGGAATGTAAAGCCAACGGCTAAAGGTGCGGATAGTGTTATGGCTGGCATTGATATGCTCAAGCGATACAAGATTCATGTAACTAAGTCAAGCCTCAACATCATCAAGGAACTTCAAAACTATAAATGGCAAGAAGATAAAAACGGCAATCTACTGAACAAGCCAATAGACAATTTTAACCATGCTATTGACGCGACCAGATACGCTGTATGGAATAAGTTAAGTAAACCAAACTACGGAGTTTACGCTATTCGTTAAGTGACAAAAATCAAAAATCAAGTTATATAAGTATGAAAGTAAAGTTTCAAATACCAGCTTCGCTAAACGATATCGCTTTAGGTGATTATCAAGAGTTTCAAAAGATACTTAAAGCAAACGAAGGTCAAGAAGATTCGACATTTGTTCAAATGAAAATGCTGGAGATATTCTGCAAGGCCGATCCAGACAAACTCAGACAGGCAGATATTAGCGTATTTAGTTTTGCGGTTGATGAACTAGCTAAAATATTAGAGCGTAAGCCTTCGTATAATAAAATAATTGAGTTAGACGGGAAAAAGTTTGGCTTCATTCCTAAAATAGACGCGATGACATTGGGAGAATATGTAGACTTAGAAAGTTACATATCTGATCCGCTTACATTTCACAAGGCGTTGACTATTCTTTACCGACCTATTACGATGGAAGTTAAGGACACATATTTGATTGAACCATACAAAGGCTCTGATCAATATGCCGAAGCGATGAAGGAAGTTGGACTATCGGATGCGTTAGGTGCAATGCTTTTTTTTTGGACTTTAGGAAGAGAATTGGTGGAACATACGATAGCCTCTTTGGTGAAGGAATCAAAGACAATGACTTCGGAGGAAGATCTCAGTTCGCAGCAAAATGGGGATGGTATCAATCAATTGTACATCTCGCAAATGGAGATGTTACTAAGCTCGATGAAGTCACAGGAACTAATGTTCATCAATGTTTGCGCAAATTAAGTTTTGATAAAGAGAAAGCTGAGATTGAAGCGCAAGAATTAAAAAGACAAAGACAAAGACAATGAGGCAATTTTATACAGTAACCGAAAAACTTCATGACCTACTTATTGCTGATGATAACGTAAACACAGTTAGCATCGGTGATATTAGCGAAGTTGATTTGGCAAAAAAATCTATCTTTCCGTTGTCGCATATAGTAGTAGGAGATACTTCATTGAACGGATCGACAATGACTATGAACTTTACAATAGTATGTATGGACATAGTTGACGTTAATAAAGTTGATTCTAGAAACGAGTCAGAGCCATTCTACGGAACAACAGACCTTCAAGATATTTGGAATACTCAGCTTCAAGTTTGTAATAGATTGGTTGAGCAATTAAGAAGAGGAGATGCGTTTGACAACTTTTATCAATTAACAGGATCGATAAACGCCACTTCCTTTAAGGATAGGTTTGAGAACCTTTTAGCTGGATGGGCAATTGATATTGCTATCGAAGTACCTAACACCGAAATCTGCGTATAATGCCCGTTAAACAATCTATGCGAGGTAAAGTGTTGGCTGATTTTGCAGACAACGTTGTGAGGCTATCAAAAATTAATTTGGGTAAAACTTACACAGCTAAAAATTCACGCGGTAAAAGTTATAAAAAAAGAATTGACAATAGCGGAAACCTTCGCAATTCAATCAAAGCAAAAGTAAAGCAACGGAACGATAAGACTGGCAGATTTGAAAAAGCGAACATTGTTTGGTCGATGCTGGATTATGGTTTAACAGTTGATAAAGGGCGCAAAGCAGGCAAGGGTATACCAATGCAGCCTTTGATAGATTGGATCAATAAGAAGCCGCTTAAAATACGCGACCTAGAAACTGGTTCATTTATTAAGAAAACCGCTTCAAGGGTAAGGGGTTTAGCATACGTTATAAGCAGGAACGCAAAGGAGAATGGAATTGCACCTACTAACTTTTTCACAGATGCTTTTGAAAGCCAGCAAGAAAAATACTACAACGACATTCAAGAAGCAATAGCTCAAGATCAAATTGATTACATAGACACACAACTAGACACAATATCAAATGCTAGCACTTAAAAATCACACACCGATATCAACAAGATCGCCCTATTTTATAAACTGCGAGCCTTCTGCTGGAACTATTGTAAGTGCTTCACTATCGGTAACGGTTCAGTTGGGTGATAGGCGTTCCTCTGTCACATCAATGACAGATGTGAAAAGCTACACATTATCTAAAACTGATGCTGTTGATGGTATCATTGTATTTGATATTGCGGCAATCATTAAAGATTTTTTTAAGCATGAGTATTTAACGTTTTTAGCTCTTCAGGCTGTAACTAAAACGTCAAATGAAGGTCAGGTTTATTTTGTCAAAGTTGTGAAGTCGATAGTAAATACAATGGCCCCTAATCCGCCTGATGAAACTACATACTACACAATTAAGGATGGCTATGGTAGTTTTAAAGACGGTGTAAACTATCTACCATCTACTGGCGCAACTGGCAATTACATCTTTGAAGGTTCGTATTCAGGCACAGCAGCGTATGGTACTGATGTCACAATAATGGCAACCAATTGCTATCGTCAAATCGGGCAAAATAGTTACGCTATCTTAGGAATCAACACAGGTGAGTTTGATCGGCATAATAGTGAAAGCGCATCTTTTGCAAGAATTAAGTTTGGAGCTGGCGAGAACTGGAAAACAGACGTAACTTCAAATACGAATTGCAAGGACATTAATATTGCTGCCGCTGAATCTTCTTCTTCTAGATATGGAGAGGTAGAGGATTCTTTACTTTACACGCCGCTTGGAAAGGTCAATTTACTTAACAACTGGATTAGTGGGTTTGAATATTTAAGAGTTGGTCATTTTGTAACTGCCTCCGAAATCTTACCTGTTGTTAGTGAGATTGAAACGATTACTGAAGCAGGATTTTTAAACTATAATTCAGGCACAGGATTGCTTACCATTTCTACACAATTTCAACCAATCACACAAACAAGTGTAACACTTCAGCTTCCAGCGTTTACAGATTGCGGAGTTAGTTGGGTGAGCAGAACAGATTCTTGGGATGTTTCAAGCATCGGAACAAACAGCATAACGTGTATTAAACCAGATGCTTCAGCAGGAGAGCAAGTAGATTGCTTACAAGCAACTCAGTTAGAGTTAATAAATTATGGCATTTTAACTTATCAAAGAAATGAGGTTTCAAATGAAATGCTATCGATTAACAAACAACCCGTTTTGCGCTACGAAATCATTTGCGAGCCTAAGTATAACGTGATTGATTGTCTTTTTATAAACAAATGGGGATGCTGGGATTCATTCAGCTTCATCAAAAAGTCAATGCAGAAACTAGCCATAACATCAAGTCAATATAAAAGAAATATTGGTTTCGTTGATAGGGGGCCGCTAGGAACTAGTACTCCGAAATATAGCTATTCATTGACTGATCATCAAAATGTGCAATACAATAAGAACGGCATCAAAAGGATAACGGTCAACACAGGATTTGTGGATGAGTCTTTCAATCTGTTACTTGAGGAAATGATGCTTAGTGAAAGAGTTTATCTGATCATTGACGATGTTGTTGAGCCAGTTGTCTTAAACACGCAAAACGTTGATTTTAAAACGAGCGTAAATGACAAGCTGATTAATTATGAGGTTGAGTTCAATTTTGCTTACAATGCAATTAACAACAGCTTATAAATGATAGATTTAGAGGTTTATATTGGAAATAGCAAGCTGGACTTGTTTGATGATGAAAACGTAACGCTTCAACGATCCGTTAAGAATTACAGAGAAATAGATAAGCTCTTTAGTGATTACTCGCAAACTTTTAGCATTCCAGCATCAAAAAACAACAATGTGATTATGGAGCATTGGTATGATTCCGATGTGCAACAAACTTTTAATCCTTCCTCAAAAAAGAGCGCAAGACTTGAAATCAACAAACACCTCTTTAAAAAAGGGTTTATTAAATACGAAAGCTCTCAAATAAAAGACGGTGAAATAGATAGCTACTCAATCACCTTCTTTACTGCGCTTGTAAATTTAAAGCAGATATTTGCTGATGATGTATTGACTGATTTACCTTCTACAAATGTAATTCCATATAACACATATGCGTCTGCGCTAGATAATAGAATACAACAAAACGAGGTATTACTTCCAATGATCAGCCCATCTCGTAATTGGACTCTAAACAGCCTGCCTGATATTGGTACAATAAATTATAACGGATTCGCGGGTGCAGATAACGAAAACAAATATTTAAGGTTCACCGCAAATACTGACGCAAACGATAATTTAGACTTACTAAATAGTGCTGTAATTTATAGAAGTACAGATAATGCGGGGCAATATTATTTGCCTATTGGTATAGGTGTTGGAGTTAGCGATCAGACAACTTCTTGGGAAATTAATATTTATGACAGGGCTAACAATTTTAATTTAGAGTATGCAAGTGGTTCTATTACTGGTAATGCTAATATTCAAGCAAATATACTTCAGCAACAATCGGGGCAAAAAGAATTAGTATATGAATTTATTTACTCGCCAATTTGCGAGTTTGCAATACTTAATGGCGCGATATTTAATGGCGAGTTGGTTATCTGGCGATTTGAATATGGAGTCAACGGTGCTTTGCTATACGAGTTTAAACCTGCGCTTGCACTTAGTAAAATAGTTGAGAATATTGAATCAAAATACGGCTTAACTTTCAGCTCTGACTTTTTAGGAACATCCGCATTCACCGATCTCTTTATGTGGACAAATAGAGAAATTGGTGTCGGCAATCATTTTGAAAGTAATTGGAGTTTAATCAATTCGCCAGACACAACTATTGATCCAAACGGTATTTGGCAAAACGCGAGCAGTAGGCTTCGAGTAACGCCAACCGATGGAGATGTAATTAATCAAATTGAATTTAGAATTGGAACAAAAACGTCAAGGGTAACAGGGTCAAATTTTCCAATACCATTACCAACGTTATTGGTTGAGGAATGGTTAAACGGTGCAGTTACAAATACTACTGAATATGAATTGGAGGACGAGGAAACTTATTACAGAATAGCATTAAACTTCACGCGACCAAGTAGCGGAAACGTTCAATACATAAAATTCTATGTCAAATCTTCGTTTCCTGAAGTTTATGAATGGACGTTGCGAAGCACAAGCACTTATTTAGATTTTACGCTTGTAGGTAGAGATAGGGAATTTGACAATGATGGAAGTTGCAGATTTCACTTTTTTAACTCCACATACATTGATGATGTAACAGGCTTGACAAAAAGCGTTAACGGAGGATTGCCTGCGATGAAAGTTTATGACTTTTTTAGTTCAATCATAAAAATGTTCAATCTTGTTATCGTTCCAGACGATAATGATAACAACATCTTTGAAGTACTAACGCTGGAAGATTGGTATTCCAATGGCGATACGGTAGACTTAACTAAATACACAGATCAGTCAGAAGAGGAAGTTATGACGATTTCCTTGTTTAATGAGATTAATTTTAAATATGAACCGACAACCCAGTTGATAGGTAAAGAGTTCAGCGACAATAATACAGGTGTCGGATACGGTGATCTTAAAACTTCATTGATAGATAGCTTCGGCGATCCATTAGGCTCAGACACTTTCGAGGTAAAAGTGCCTTTCGTGAATCCTTCTTGGAATCGCTTGACAAACACCGCGAGTACTGCTAGCATTGCTCCATTTCTAAGTGAGCTTTTGGTTTGTCTTATGGTTGATTCAGAGTTAAAACCTATCAACGATAAACCTTTCATATTTTATTACGCAGGGCAAAAGGATATTAGCGCGAACACAGCTTATAGTGTAAGAAAATTCTATTCAACTCCGCCAACGATTGCAGATAAATACGAGGTTTATAACCTTTGCTATCAATTCAATACTGATGATGATTCGTTTACTAATTCATTATGTTTTGGAAGTGAAATCAATCCGCTTACTTTAAACGATGGATCAGCGTCATCACCTTCAATATATAATACTTATTGGGAGGATTACATCTCCGACATCTACAACAACAGAATGAGAAGGACAATTGTGAAAACGATCCTTCCGTTAGGTGTGATCTTAACATTAAAGGTAAATGATACGATTGTAATCAAAACAAAGAGCTATCGCATTAACGATATGAGTATGAATATGATTACGGGAGAAACAAAATTTGAACTATTAACATTGATAGAATGATAAAAGACATCATAGACCTACTAAAGACGGATGATTACTTTAATGCTTCTGAGGCGATTCAGATAGCAAAAGGTAAATACAAATCACCGCAATCATTCAAGGAGTGTATTAACTACATAAAGAGAAGAACCAATGGCAACAACTAAAAAAGTATTAGAATTAGAGATAGATGTTGATAGTGGTGATGTTAAAAAACTTGATGCGGATTTAAATAAAATCATTGGCACAAGAAAAGAACTAAATAACCAGCAAGAAGCATCAAATGAAACTACAAATAATGCGGTTGGTTTAATTGATAAGTTCACAGGTGGGTTAGCGTCATCTGCTCAAGGATGGTTTAAGATGGGTAAAAGTGCCGCTACAGCACTTACAGGAATGAAAGCTGGTTTAATTTCTACGGGTATCGGTGCGTTGGTGGTAGGACTTGGTTTAGTGGTAGCATATTGGGATGAAATTGTTGATTTTATTGGCGATGGAGATGATGAAATGCAAAACCTTATTGATTCACAAGAGGCTTATAATAAAGAGTTGCAAAAGTCAGAAGATTTAAATAAAAAAGTAAGCGCAGCGTTAAAAAGAAATGGGGCAAGTGAATTAGATCAACTAAAAAATAGAATAAGCCAACAAAAGGAACTGACAGCGATTGCAGATAAAGCCTCACGCGAGGCTTTTAAAACATTCGACAAACTTGTTCAAGAACGAAAAAAATTATCAAAACTTGACAAATTGTTTGGTTTAGGTGTTAGTGAAGAAGACATAACAAAAGCTAAAGAAATATTTGATGAATCGTTTAAAGTATATGAGGGATACAATGAAAACGTAAAAGATTTAATATTTCAACAAAAAGAGCTTGAGAAGAAATTACAGGAAGAAGTAACGGAAAAAACAGAAGCAGAACAAGAAAAAAGAATTGATTTAACTAAAAAATATCTTGACTTAAAATTAAGTTTAGAGCAAGCGCATTCACTTTCACTAATTGAAGATGATAGAGAAAGGCAATTAAAAGCACTTGAATTTGAACTTGAAAACAATAGGAGGTCAATTGAAGAATCTGAATTTACCGAAAAACAAAAAAGAGCATTAAAAGAATCTTATGAGATTCAATGGCTTGATAAAAAAACACAACTTGAAAATGAATGGAGCGATGCAGACGAAGCGGAAAAAAAAGACAGATTAGATGCAGCTCTAAAAGCACAAGGAGATTCAGAAATACAAGCAGAACAGGAGTATAGAAATCAACTTTCTGAACTTCAAGATGAGGCTTTTGAAAAACTTTTATCTGATCAGGATTGGGAAATCCGAATGGTTCAAGAGAAGTACTTCAGATTAATTGAGGAAGCTGAATTATACGGTGAAGACAAAGCTGCCATTGAGGCAATGCAAGCAGCGGAAATAAAAGATATAAACGATAAAGCAAATAAGGCAAAAGAGGATTCAGATATTGAAACAGCCGAAAAAATAAAAGAAGCGAAACTTCAACTTGCAATGGCTACGCTTGATGGCATAAATGTTTTAGCATCAATAGCTGAAAAGAAAGGATTAATATCCGCTAAAAAAGCGTTCCAAATAAACAAAGCAATTTCAATTACTCAAGCCACAATTCAAGGAGTTGTATCCGTTCAAAAAACACTATCTGAACCTGCGTTACCTTTTCCTGCAAATGTTATTGCAGCAGCAGCAATAGGTATTACAGCAGCAGCAAATATAGCAAAAATTGCAACGACAAAGTTTGAAGGCGGAGGAGCATCAGGCGGAGGCGGAGGCGGAGGCGGAGGCGGATCATTATCAGGTGGAACACCATCTGCACCACAATTCAATACCGTTGGAACAAGTGGATTTAATCAGATAAACGAATCACTAAATAACAACAACAGAAATCCTACTAAAGCCTATGTGGTATCAGGTGAAGTTAGCTCTGCTCAAAGTTTAGATCGCAACAGAATCAAAGAAGCGACCTTCCCTTAATATGACAAATTTTAATTTTCAAGTTATATAAGTATGCGAATAATAGAACTTCTTTTGGATGAGAATAATATAGAAGCTGGTGTAAACGCCATCAGTATTGTTGAGCATCCTGCAATTGAATCAGATTTCATTGCCCTGTCGAAAGATCAAGAGATTAAACTTGCAGCAATAGATACAGAGAAACGAATACTTATGGGTGCTGCGCTTATCCCTAATAAGACTATTTACAGAAACGATAGAGAAGAGCCATACTATGTTTATTTCTCACAGGACACTATTAAAAAGGCCAGTCAGTTATTCCTAAAAAACGGCTCACAATCTAAAAGTACTTTAGAACACAATCTAAAGTTAGAAGGTTTGACGGTGGTTGAGTCATGGCTGGTTGATGATCAAGAAAAAGACAAGAGTGCGTTTTATAATTTATCAATGCCTGTTGGCACTTGGATGGTATCCGTCAAAGTTGATAACGAAGACGTATGGCGTGATTTTGTAAAAACTGGAAAGGTCAAAGGATTTAGCATAGAAGGATACTTCGCTGATCGAACCGAGATGAGTAAAGTAGAAGAGCCGACAGAAAATGAAAAGAAAATTGAGGCAATCAAAGAACTTTTAAAAGATGCATAAGACAGAATCATCAACAAGTCCTACAAGTGGCAAGAGAGGTTGTTTGTGTGCTAACGGAACATATCACAAAGATTGCTGTGACGGCAGCTTACAAGCTCAAGGCATAGGCTCGCTAACTGGTCAAGGTAATAGTGTTATAATACAAGAATAAAAATGGCAAACGATAACGGCTGGGGAGATGGTGTCCTAAATAACAATATAGGCTGGGGTAAAGGAGCTGATAACAATACTATTGGCTGGGGTTCAGTTTACGGTGATAGTGAAGCTGGATTAACTGCTTTAGAAGGTGCAGGAGGAGGAACGATTCCAGTCATTAGCGGTGTTCCAACTATTAGCGCGGAGAGTCAAGTAGGTGAAACAATTACGGCAACGGCTGCAAGTGCAACAGGTGATCCTACACCGACAACTTCATGGACATGGCAACGAAGTGCTGATGGTTCTACAGGATGGGCGGACATCATTGGTGCTAATTCAATCACTTATACATTGGTAGCAGCGGATGATGCAAATTATATAAGAGCAGTACAAACTGAAACTAACGCATCAGGTAGTGATTCAGCAAATAGTTTAGCAAGTGCGCAGATAGCGGATGTGTTCTCTTTTGGCAATGCACTTAGTTTTGATGGTGTAAATGACAATGTTTCATTTACCTCAATTAACAAACCACCTTCAAATGGTTTATGCTTTGGATTTTGGGTAAACTTTTCATCAACGCCCAATTTTGAATATATTTTAGGCGATTCAACTAATGGAAATCAATGGTTTAGGTGGAACAATAGCACCTCTGCTACATTTAGAAGTAGATCTGCTGGTGCTGCAACTACTACATTTTCATTTCCAGCCATTTCCACAAGTACTTGGTATTACATTGCTGTTTCGTTAAATGGAGGAGTAAATGAAATGTGGATTAATGGAACAAAATACACAGGTGATACCGATAACTACGATAACGAAAATATAAGTTTTGATCGAATAGGTGAAGGTAGTGGTGCTTATGGGCAATTTATTCTTGATGAGCTATTTGTTAAGACAGAATCTTCATTAACTCAACAAAATGTTGATGACTTATATAACGGTGGACTAGGCGCAACTGCAACAAGTGTAATAGCGTCTCCAAATGTATATTATAAATTTAATGAGTCGGGTACAGACACTACCGCTGTTGATGCTAGTGGAAATAGCAATAACGGAACATTAAATAATTTCCCAGCTAGTGGTATGTGGGTTAGCCATCCAGGCGGTAACTATGATGCTTTTGTAACTACTTACTACGACCAAAGTGGTAACTCATCAAACTTTATTCAAGCAAGTGCGGCTAATCAACCTATGATAGTGAACGCTGGTGTGGTAGTTACTAGCGGAGGCGTTCCTGCTGTTAAATTTGACGGTATTAACGAGTATTTAAGTAATACTGTTGATTTATTTGGTGAGGCTAGACTAGACCAATTCTTTTTAACAGATACGGATGGAGACACTGCCTACATATTCCCAAACAGCAATATCACTTCTTATTATGGGATGATTGCATATAGTGGTAATACAAGCACAGTCACAACGTCTCCTTCTTATGGTTCTCCTAGTTTATATCAAAATGGTGTACCTATTAATGTGACAAACAGAGGTACTGTGTACACTGACACGAATGGACGCAAGGTGATTTCACATATTGATGCAGTCACATCTATTTGGGCAGAGTATAGATTTGGATTTTGGTCAGCAGGAATTTTAAACTTTGGTGGCAAATTGTCAGCTCTTGTAGCTTACACATCAGACCAGAGCGCAAACAGAGTTGGTATTGAAACAATATTAGATTCACTTTACAATCCATAAAAATGGCATACTACATAGGAACAAATCAAGAATGCGTAGATTACAACCAAGAGGTTACTGTTGGAGAAAACTATCATGGCACTACTACTCGCTGGTCAGATATTATTGAAAACCCAACACAAGTTCAATACGCTATTGTAAAGCACGATAACTACTCTAGCGATATGGAAGAAGTAGAAGTATTACCTGAGAACTGGTATCCACCTATACCATTAATAGAAGAATAAAATGTAGATAATTGAGGGGGTTTAAACATATATATAATTAAATTTAATTAAATGAAAATAGAAAAAGAAGAGCTTGATCTTATTGTGGATCAGCAGATGAAAATGAACAACATGCTAAAACAAGTTGGGTTGTTAGAAAGTGAAAAGAGTAAGGTATTAACGTCTTATTCAAATCTATTAACTGATTCTAACAAGACTAAGAAGGGTCTTGAGGAGAAGTACGGGGCAGTAAATATTGATTTATCAGATGGTTCCTATAAGCCCATCGAGAAAAAAGATTAACGATGCCTATAATTAGAAAAATAAGTATAGGTTCGGATTACAAGAATGACGCTATGCATTATTCAGTTGGTCAGTTAGTCTACGGTGGTCATGATATATGTGACATTCTTTTTAATGAAGAAGAAAGCTCATACAACATATACATAACAAAAGACGATGAAGTTTTGCCGTGGAAGAAGTTCAATAAAAACATGGCCATCTCTGTTGAGTATGATCTGTCTTACTAATGGTTTATGAACAGCATTTATGACTTTATTGTAAAGCCACTTGATGGTAGGTACAATAACAAGAAGAAAATTGGTGATGTAACATTCATTACCAATACTAAAATAGAAGACTACAAAAGTGTAAGTAAAAATGGGGTGGTTGTTGCTACTCCATTAGCTTTTGATACAAAGATTAAGGAGGGTGATATAGTTAAGGTTCATCACAACGTATTCAGAAGATTTTATGATATACGGGGTAATGAAAAAAATAGTAGGAGTCACATACAGGATGACATGTATGCCTGCTCACCAGAACAGATATATCTTTACGGTGACAACGTATCGCATTTAGATTACTGCTTTGTGCAGCCAGTCACTAACGATGACCAGTGGTCAACTCAAAAAGATAGGCCATTGACTGGTATACTTAAGTACGGTAATGAGTTACTGGAAAAAGAAAACGTAATACCTGGAATGGTAGTGGGGTTTACACCAGAGTCAGAGTTTGAGTTTGTGGTAGATAGTGAATTATTATATTGTATGAAATGTGAAAATATTGTTTTGGCTTATGACAACCAAGGAAACCAAACTGAGTATAATCCAAGCTGGACAATCAGCCGTTGAGGAGTTAATTAAGGTGGCTAGAGAGCCAATTGTAACTGGGGGTGAGGATGATGTTTCAGCGGATAGATTAAAGAACGCAGCGGCCACTAAAAAGCTTGCGATATTCGATGCCTTTGAGATTCTAAATAGAATAAATGAGGAGCAGAATATGCTAGATGGTAAAACAGAGAAAGAGGAACCAAAAAAGTCCTTTAGTGGATTTGCAGAAAATAGATCTAAAAAATAATGTACGACCAGACATTATTAAAAATATTAGACGGCCACATAAAGCCGCACGTTCTGAAAAGAATGAACAAGGCTAAGAAGTGGAAGTATGGTTACAATGAAGACCACGACATTGTGGTTATTAGTCGTACTGGACAGATAGGTGAGATTTACGAAATACAAAACCTAAAAATAGCCCTACCACTGGAAAGTGATGTGGTCAAGTTTAATGGCAACAAGTGGGAGTATACACAATACCCCAAAGAGCTGTCAAGGTTTAAGAATGTATTTGAGTGGAACGATGCCCCAGAGGAGTTCAAGAACAGGTGGTTTGATTACATCGACACTGAGTTTACAAGAAGAGAGGATGGTTTTTGGTTTGTAAATAATAAGAAACCAACGTACATAACTGGCTCACACTACACATACCTACAGTGGTCAAAGATTGATGTCGGTAAGCCAAATTTTAGAGAATCTAATAGATTGTTCTTTATATTCTGGGAGGCGTGTAAGGCAGACTATAGGAGTTACGGGATGTGCTATTTAAAAAACAGACGATCTGGTTTTTCATTTATGTCATCCGCTGAGACAGTAAACATGGCTACCCTATCTAGTGACTCTAGGTTTGGTATCCTATCTAAGACTGGTCCAGATGCTAAGAAGATGTTCACGGATAAAGTAGTACCTATTTCAGTAAACTATCCGTTCTTCTTTAAGCCGATACAGGATGGTATGGATAGACCAAAGACAGAACTAGCGTATCGAGTCCCAGCCTCTAAGTTTACAAGGAAGAAGTTGGACGCAAAATCTACAGTTGAAGAGATCACTGGTCTCGACACAACAATTGACTGGAAAAATACTGGGGACAACTCTTACGATGGTGAAAAGCTATCGCTATTAATTCACGATGAATCTGGTAAGTGGGAGAGGCCAAATAACATCCTAAACAATTGGAGGGTCACTAAGACCTGTTTAAGGCTTGGTAGCCGCATTATCGGTAAGTGTATGATGGGTAGCACCTCCAACTCATTAGATAAGGGAGGAGAGAGCTTTAAAAAGCTTTATGAGAACTCTGATGTAACTAAAAGAAATGCCAACGGACAAACAGCATCTGGTTTGTATTCTTTATTTATCCCAATGGAATGGAACTACGAGGGGTATATTGATGAATATGGATCGCCAGTTTTTGAAACACCAAAAGATAAGGTTTATGATCCATATGGTAATCAAATAAGGATTGGTGTTGTAGACTACTGGCAAAACGAAGTTGATGGTCTAAAAAATGACCAAGAGGGGTTGAATGAATTTTATCGTCAATTCCCAAGGACAGTTGAACACGCTTTTAGGGATGAGGCAAAGAATGCACTGTTTAATTTAACTAAGATATATCAGCAGATAGATTACAATCAGGACCTAAGAAATACCAATATTATAACTAAAGGTAGTTTTCAATGGGAGCATGGAATTAAAGACAGCAAAGTAATATTCATGCCTAATAATAATGGTAGATTTTTAATTTCTTGGGTTCCACCTATAAATCTGCAAAATAGAGTAATATTAAAGAATGGGATTAAGTATCCTGGTAATGAGCATTTAGGAGCCTTTGGCTGCGATAGTTACGATATCTCAGGAACCGTAAGTGGCACAGGATCAAATGGATCACTACACGGATTAACAAAGTTTTCAATGGAGGAGGCTCCAGCGAATCATTTCTTTTTAGAGTATATATCTAGGCCACAGACTGCTGAGATATTCTTTGAAGACATTTTAATGGCAATTGTGTTTTACGGAATGCCAATTCTTTGTGAGAATAATAAGCCTAGATTGTTGTATCACATAAAGCGTAGGGGGTATAGGGGTTATTCAATGAACCGACCAGATAGAGTCTGGAATAATCTATCACTGACAGAAAAGGAGATAGGTGGTATACCCAACTCAAGCGAGGACATTAAGCAGGCTCATGCAGCCGCAATAGAAACTTACATAGACGAGTGTGTTGGTGTCATAGGTGATGACCATTACGGGGATATGTATTTCGACAGAACATTAAATGACTGGGCAAGGTTTGATATAAACAACAGAACAAAATTTGATGCGTCTATAAGTTCAGGATTGGCAATAATGGCGTGTAATAAAAACAGATACGCACCTATAAATAAAGTTGTCAGAAATAATATAGCCCTTGCATTTAAAAAATATGATAACACTGGTAGTGTTTCTAAATTGATAGATAAATGAATATAAGCACAAATCCAAATAGTTCTTTTCCGAGCCAGGTCGTTAGTGACGAGGAAAAACAGAGTTACGACTATGGTAAGCAGGTTGGTAGAGCTATAGAGGGTGAGTGGTTCTATGGTGGCAGGACTGGTAATAGATTTACCACAAACTGGAACAAATACCACAGCCTTAGACTTTATGCAAGAGGAGAGCAACCCGTACAGAAGTATAAAGACGAGATTTCCATCAATGGTGATCTGTCTTATTTAAACCTAGATTGGAAACCAGTTCCAGTTATATCTAAGTTTGTCGACATCACGGTCAACGGTATGTCTGAGAAAAAGTATAATATCAATGCATACGCACAAGATCCAGACTCACTAAAAGAAAGAACTAATTATGCTAGTAATCTATTAAGAGAGATTATAGCTAAGGATCAGATTGCAAAACTAAAGCAAGACATTGGAATTGATGTATCTAACTTCCCTGGTAAAACTGACTTACCTGAAACTCCAGACGAGGTTTCTATATACATGCAGCTTAAGTACAAGCCATCTATAGAAATAGCTGAGGAAGAGGCAATTAACAACACTTTAGCTAAAAATAAATTTGAATTAACAAGACGTAGAGTTAATTATGACTTAACTGTTCTTGGTATTGGTGCTTTAAAAACTAGCTGGAACAAGGCTAATGGGGTAGTTATAGATTACTGCGACCCAGCTAAAATGGTTTGGTCATACACAGAGGACCCAAACTTTGAGGATGTTTATTATGTTGGTGAGGTAAAGTCAATCACCATCCCTGAGCTAAAGAAGCAGTATCCACACATCTCTGATCAAGAGCTTGATAGAATTTCTAAGCGTGGTAACAGGGGTGATGTAGTTGGTTGGAATGACTATGATGAGAACACGGTTCAGGTTTTATACTTCGAGTATAAGACATATATGAACCAAGTGTTTAAATTAAAACGCACAAGCAATGGCCTTGAGAAGGCTATTCAAAAAACAGATTTATTTAACCCACCACCGTCAGATTCATTCGATAAAGTATCTAGATCAATAGAGGTGTTATTTCAGGGAGCTAAGATTCTTGGGTATGATGAAATGCTAGAATGGAAGTTGTGTGAGAATATGACCCGACCAAAGTCAGATACCACTAGGATTGTAATGAATTATGCTATTACTGCCCCAAGAATGTATAAGGGTAGGATTGAGTCTGTTGTTAGTAAGATCACTGGTTTTGCTGACATGATTAATATCACAAACCTAAAGATGCAGCAGGTTATATCTAAGCTTGTTCCAGACGGTGTATACTTAGATATAGATGGACTAGCGGAGGTTGACTTGGGTAACGGAACTAACTACAACCCACAAGAAGCACTAAACATGTACTTCCAGACTGGTAGTATACTTGGCAGGTCTTTGACTCAGGAGGGTGATATGAATAGGGGAAAGGTTCCAATACAAGAACTAAACTCATCTAATGGGCAAGCAAAGCTCGGTGCGTTAATTAATACATACCAGTACTACCTACAAATGATTCGTGATGTAACGGGTCTAAATGAGGCTAGGGATGGTAGCTTACCAATGGAGGACTCACTTGTAGGACTTCAAAAGCTTGCCGCTAACGCATCGAATGTAGCAACTAGGCATATCCTACAGTCTAGCCTATATCTCATCGCTAGAGCCTGTGAAAACGTCTCTCTGAGGATTTCTGACTCTATTGAGTTTGCTTTAACTAAAAATTCACTACAAAACTCTATTAGTGCGTTTAACGTGGGTACACTAGAAGAGATTATGAATTTACCTCTGCATGATTTTGGTATCTACTTAGAGTTAGAGCCAGAGGATGAGGAGAAGGCTCAATTAGAGCAGAACATTCAGGTTTCACTTAAAACTGGTGGCATCGACATTGAAGACGCTATTGACATACGTCAAATAAACAACATTAAGCTGGCTAATGAAATCCTAAAGCAGAAAAGAGCTAAGAAGGTTGAAATGGAGCAGCAACGTCAGCAGCAGATGTATCAGGTACAGGCTCAATCAAACGCACAAGCAGCAGAACAAGCTGCGTTAGCTGAAACTCAAAAGCAGCAGGTGTTAACACAAGAGAAGATTAGTATTGAACAAGCTAAATCTCAGTTCGAGATTCAAAGACTTGAAATGGAGGCTCAGATTAAGAGAGGTCTTATGCAGTTAGAGTTTGATTTCAATATGCAATTAGCTCAAATACAGGCTAATGCAGGTTCTCAGAAAGAGATGGAGATTGAGGATAGAAAAGATAAACGCATAAAAATGCAGGGTACTCAGCAAAGTGAGCTGATTAACCAAAGAAAAAATAATCTACTCCCAAAAGACTTTGAGTCATCTGGGAATGATGTTTTAGGTGGTATTGGACTAGAACAGTTTGAGCCACGATAATCATGTTTAAACAATTATATTTTATATTATTATGTCAGAAACCAAATTAGATCTATCTAATGTAAAGCCCAAGAAGGGTAAAGATACGGTAACCAAGTTGGACCTATCGAAGAAAAAAGAAGAAGTAAAAACAGAAGAGAATGCCATTCAAGAGCCAGAGCCAAGCAATGTGGATGAAGATAAACAAGCCACAAATGTACAAGAAGTGGAGGAACGAGCATCCGAACCAACACCTGTCGAAGCTACCAAAGAAGTCTCCAGTGGAGATGATGGGGGTAGCGGAGAAGAAGCGGTAGTAATTGAAGAAATTACTGAGGAGCCTATACAAGAAAATGTACAAGAGGATGTGCAAGACACAGCACGGTTACCAGAGGGCGTTGATAAATTGGTTCAGTTTATAAATGATACTGGAGGCACGGTAGAAGATTATGTTCGATTGAATGCCGACTACTCTAATGTGGATGAAGATACGCTGTTACGGGAATACTATAACAAGACAAAATCACATTTAGACCAAGAAGAAATAGATTTTGTAATGGAAGAAAACTTTCATTACGATGAAGACCTTGATGACGAGCGAGACATCAAAATAAAAAAACTCGCTAAAAAAGAAGAGATTGTAAAAGCACGCTCCTTTCTTGATAACTTAAAGGATAAATATTACGAGGAAATCAAGTCGAGGCCCACGGTATCCAACGAGCAAAGGAAAGCAGTGGACTTTTTTAATCGATATAAGAAGAATCAACAGGCGGCTGATGAGTCCAGTAAGTTGTTTAAGTCCGAAACAAAAAAGTTTTTCCAAAGCGATTTCAAAGGTTTTGATTTCAACCTTGGAGAAAAGAAGTTTAGGTACGCATTAAATAACACTGACTCTATCGCTGATACTCAATCTAATATTGACAATATATTGGGAAAGTTTCTCGATGAAAAAGGCAATATTAAAAACTTTAGTGAGTATCACAAGGCGATGTATGCAGCCCAGAATGTTGACAAAATTGTCTCTCACTTTTATGATCAGGGTAAAGCTGATGCTGTTAAGGAGGTGGTTAGTAATTCTAAAAACATTACTAATGATGCCCCTAGACAAACATCTAACGATAGCCTGTTCATTAATGGTTTGAAAGTCAAGGCTGTCAATGGTGTTGATACTTCAAGACTGAAAATTAATAAAAAACCTAAAAATTAAAAATTATGGGACAATTTGCAACTAACGACCCGTTGGGTTCGTTTTCCTTGGTACCTACTCCATTTAAGAGTATTACTCAAGGTTCTTATTTAAACTTTACTGATGGTAGCGGAAACGATTTCGCACAGCAGTATCTACCTGAAATCTATGAAGCTGAAGTAGAGCGTTACGGTAACCGTACAATCTCTGGATTCCTTCGTATGGTTGGCGCTGAGATGCCAATGACTTCTGACCAAGTTGTTTGGTCTGAGCAAAACCGTCTACACCTTTCTTTTGAAGGTGGTATGGGTGGAGCTGGAGGAGCGGCAATTCCAGGTGTAACAAAAGCAGTTTCTGCTCCTGCTATTGGTGGTAGTGCAACATTAATTACAGACATAGCTGGACAAGACTCTGCTGGAAATTCTATTCAACCTATCATTAGAGCTGGTTCTACTATTGTTGTTTACAACACAGTAAGCCTAAACTCTGTTAAGTGTTTTGTTGATGCCGAGCCTGTAAGTAACAGTCCAGGAAATAACTGGAAGGTTAATGCTTTTCCTTATACTGCCCCTGACTTAGAGGATGTTCGTAACGATGTTAATGGTGGAGAGATTAAAATCTTCGTGTACGGCTCTGAATTTGGTAAGGGTACTGACTCTATGGCTGGTTCTATTACACCATCATTCACTCAGTACAGCAATAGCCCAGTAATCATCAAGGACCAGTATGAGGTTTCAGGTTCTGACGCTGCTCAAATTGGTTGGGTTGAAGTTACTGACGAGGCTGGACTTTCTGGATACCTATGGTACTTGAAGGCTGAAGGCGAAACTCGTCTACGTTTTCAGGATTACCTAGAGATGGTTTCTGTAGAGGGTGAGCTTGCAACCGCAACTTCTGCTGCTATCGGACAACTAGCTGGAGGTTTGAACTCTGCTGCTAACGTGAAGGGTACACAGGGTCTTTTTTCTGCTATTGAGGCAAGAGGAAATGTTTACAACAACTTTTCTGCCGCAACTGGTTTAGCTGACTTCGATAAGATTCTAGCTAACCTTGACAAGCAGGGTGCTATTGAGGAGAACATGCTTTTCTTTAATCGTGCTACGTCACTAGACATGGATGATATGCTTGCTGCTCAGAACTCTTACGGTGCTGGTGGTACTTCTTACGGAGTATTCGAGAACAGCTCTGAAATGGCTCTGAACTTAGGATTCTCTGGATTTAGAAGAGGTTCTTATGACTTCTACAAGACTGATTGGAAATATCTTAACGATGCTTCTACTCGTGGTCTTACAGGAGACATAGAGGGTGTATTGGTTCCTGCTGGAACAACTACTGTTTACGACCAGATGTTAGGTACTAACATTCGTAGACCATTCCTTCACGCTCGTTATCGTGCTTCTGAAGCTGATGACCGAAGAATGAAGTCTTGGATTACAGGTTCTGTAGGTGGCGCTGCTACTTCAGGAGAAGACCTAATGAAGGTTCATTTCCTTTCTGAGCGTTGCTTGGTTACTCAAGCTGCTAACAACTTCGTGTTGTTCAAGGCTACTGCGTAAGCATTAATCTTATAAACTTGGGGTCATATTATGTGGCCCCAAGTTTTATTTTTTTTAATTATTTAATTATATTATATCATGGCTAGACCTAGAAAAATAACAACACCTCAAGTAGAGGAGGTTGTACAAGAAACTGAAACTGTAATTGAAGCTCCAGTAGCTCATGAGCCAGTTGAGGTAAAAAAAGAAACTAAAAAGAAAGACGAGTGGGAGATTAAGGCCCGTCAATATTATTTGACAGGGGGTAAGTCACCACTAACTTATACATTGGCAAGTAAGCATACCCCAAGGCATCCACTGATGTGGTTTGACCCTGAGATAAATACTCAGAGGGAGATACGCTACGCAACAAATCAGAAGAGTTGTTTTGTGGATGAGCAGAATGGAACTGCAACAATGGAACACATTGTGTTTAAGGATGGCGTGTTAAATGTACCTAAAGAAAAGCAGTCACTACAAAGGTTACTGTCTTTATATCACCCACACAAGGATAAGCTATATAGAGAGTTTGACCCTGTACAGGAGGCTGAGTACGGACTAGAGGACTTAGAGACTGAGTTAGAGGCACTGACAGCCGCAAGGGAGATTGATATCGACCATGCAGAGGCTATACTTAGATCTGAAAAGGGTTCAAGTGTTTCTAAGATGACAAGCAAGGAGATAAGAAGAGATCTTATGATACTTGCTAAAAGTAATCCAAGACTGTTTATTAGTCTAGCAATGGATGAAAACATTCAGCTTAGAAACTTTGCAGTTAAGGCATCTGAACAAGGTATCATTAGACTATCTCAAGACCAGCGTACATTTACTTGGGCTAGTAACGGTAGAAAGTTAATGACCGTTCCATTTGATGAACACCCATACTCAGCTATGGCTTCATTTTTCAAGACAGACGAGGGTATGGAAATATTTTCATCTATCGAGAAAAAATTAATGTAACAACGTAATATATATTATAGGGTTAGGTCAGGTTTATCCTGGCCTAGCTTCTATAAATAATAAAAAAACTATGGCTATAAATGTTAACGAGGTATATAAGACCGCATTACTGATTCTTAACAAGGAGCAGAGGGGTTATGTTACTCCTAATGAGTTTAATAAAATAGCCACACAGGTTCAGTTGCAGATGTTTGAGAACTATGCAGAGGAACTAAACCAACAACTTCGAATCCCACAGGCCGATGCAGATTATTCTGATCGAGTCATGAATACGGATGAGAAGCTTTCTGTATTTAAGGAGATTGATAAGCCTTACTACAATACTGATCACTATGAGCTTCCTGGATGGATCGACCCATCTACTGGTACGTCACCTACTGGGAACACAGACACCTTCTATAGACTAGGTGCTATAGTTTATAACGGACTGAATGGCAAGCAGTTAGAGGCACAAAGACTACAAAGGTTTGATTTTTACAATATTCAAAACTCACCACTAACAGCATCGACAACAAGTTTCCCTTCATACTTATATGAGAGCGATAAAATTTACATAAGTCCATCGACAATTAATGGGCAGTATAATGCATTCCCAGTTTACAATAACATATCTGTAAGCTACCTACGCAAACCAAAAAATTGTAGATGGGGATACAGTGAAGGATCTTTAGGTCAGTATATCTACGATTCAACAACATATGGGGCTTCACTAATAAACACAGGAACTGGAACATTGACATCCAGCATAAGCACTAACCCAACAAACAAAAATGCCGCAGTTACTACAGGTGTTAATCAATCCGCTACATCTGGTTCTGGTACTGGTATAGAAGTAACAATAACAACTATTGGTAGTCCTGGATCTGCCACTGTAACAAGTGTATCAGTTACTGACGCAGGATCTGGTTATGTATCAGGTGATACTATCACGTTCTCTGGAGCAAGCTTTGGTGGTGGTGTTGGTGATGATTTGACTATAACACTTACCGTTGCGAACTTTAACGCAAACAGCACATATGGGTCTACAGATATTGAGCTTCATGTGTCAGAACAAACTGACTTTATCATTAAGCTTTTATTCTACTTTGGTGTGATTATAAATGATCCTAACATAATTCAGGCTGCTGTTCAAGAGTCTAGAGCTGATGAGATAAACGAAAAAAGCTAATAAGAGATGGCAGTACCAAACGGAGGTTTAATTACCGAAACAAATGAGGAATATTATGTAGGTCAAAAAGTTTATGACCTTGGTGCAGCTGAAACGCTAACTAGGTTTCCTACATCGTTCAATACTAATCTAACGGATGGGGTTGCAGGAGAATACCCACGAAACTACTACCTTCAAACAAGTAACGATAATGGTGTAACATGGGTAACCGTAGCATCTGAGGTGATTACAGCAACAACAAATCAAGTTATTAGTGGAACTAATGCGGTTCCAGTACCACTTGGCCCAAGCATAATGGTTAGGGTTGCGTTGTTTGTTACAGCAGCACAGAACAATTACGGTGGGTATCAATACATTACCATATCGGATATTGTAAATAACTTTTTAGTGGCTTACGTTGGGGCTGGTAAGCTTATATCAAGCGTAAAAAGAACAGACGTAATATTCCACGCTAAAAGAGGTTTACAAGAGTTTAGTTACGACACGCTAAAAAGCGTTAACTCTATAGAACTTACAATACCAGGCAGTCTTAGTTTACCTATCCCACAAGATTATGTAAACTATGTAAGGATGTCTTGGATTGATAGTCTTGGTGTTAAGCACATCATATATCCAGCTAACAACCTAACAATCAACCCAGTACAAAGTCCACAGCAGGACTCTACTGGTGAATTAACTCAGGATGGTAATGGTACAAACATACAACTAGATTCTCAGACTGAGAGTCAATGGAACACTAACAACACCAACAACATTACAGGTATCTTTAATAGTAACCAAGTCAATCAAGGATATGATTGGTGGGGATATGGTCAGGGTTATGCTTGGGGTTATGGTGGGTACTTTGGTCAGCGATATGGGCTTGACCCAACAATAACACAAGGAAATGGATGGTTTACCATTAGTGAAAGAACAAACTCATTTGCATTTTCTAGCAACTTAGCAAACCAATTAGTTGTCATAGAGTATGTATCTGATGGTCTGGCTTACGGTGAAAACTCACGGGTACCAAAGCTTGCAGAAGACGCTATGTATGCACATCTGGTGTATTCAATTATGAGTACAAGAGCAAACCAACCAGAGTATGCTGTAAGACGATGGAAGCAAGAGAGATACGCTAAACTTAGGAACGCTAAGATTAGGCTTTCAAATCTCAAATTAGACGAACTCACTCAGGTTATGAGGGGTAAATCTAAGATGATTAAAAACTAGAATTAAATGGCAGAAACTAAAAATGTTTTTCTTGGGGCTAAGATGAATAAAGATCTTGACCCAAGATTAATATCCAATAGAGAGTATATTGAGGCTAGAAACGCATCCGTCACTGATTCAGCTGGTGGAGACTCAGGGGTATTGGAAAATGTTTTTGGTAACAGCGAGCTAACCACCTTCGGACTTACAGACAGCAACCTTAAAATTATTGGTTTTTATGTAGATACCACTAACGATAGGTTGTTTGCATTTTTAACGAACTACACAGACTCATCCTCCACAGCACTAGAGAATTACGCACCAAGTAATTCATCCCACTACATAGCACTGTAT